TGCACGGCACTGTCGCTGTGCTTACTGCACTGGCGCTGACTGTCGCTTACTGGCGCGAACCAATCTGGCCTTACCTGAACCGTACTGGGAATAAGTTAGTGTTAAGCGGAAGGGGTTGGGGTTAATGAATATAATTAATAAAATCTGTTAGAGTATTAACTTGTTCTTTTAAGTCTTTTAATTCTATATTTAATACATTGATGTGATTTCTTTGTGCGTTGATAAGATCTTTGTGTGCTTCTTCTACCATTTTCAATCTGTTAATTAATTCTTGTGATTCAAGTATTTCATTCCTTAGTTTATCAACTTTTTCCGTTAAATCAATGTTTTCTTTAAACAATTCATTAATTCTGGTGTAAGCGTCAATCCATGTTTTCATTTTAATCCTCCTTTTTAAATATATCATCAGCTATTTCCGAATCGCTTTTAAATATCGCCATAGCTAATTCTTTGTTTATGCTTTCTTTAATAAGAGAAGCGGCCAGTTCAGGGGCGAACTTATAATAGAAGTAATTACTTAACTGACCCCTATATCCTATACTAAAATTATCAAATACAAGCTTAATGTCCCATATACCAGCACGTTCATACACTGGTTCTGCCTTACCTTTAATTATTCTATTTAATTTTGCTGAAACTGCGTATGCATAATCTTTCATGTCACATGGTTCAAAACTGATATGGGTCGTCTGCTTCTGCATAATAAAATCTCCCTTCTATGAAATAAACGTCGAAATCGTCATTACTGCCGACATACTGTTTCTTGCGATCATGCCATTGACCATACCTCATAGGCTCAGCGTCTATGATAACGTCTTCTATTTTAATGTTCATAAGGTTCCTCCTAAAGTATAAGCTTTATAGCCTGTTCTGCTTTAACCTTCACTCTCATGCTAGTATATCTTACATTACCCAGCTTAAACATTTTACCCAGCCACATAAGCAACGTGTCTGATTTGCTCCGAGTAAACATCGTGTTCTCCTTGTGGTCGTCGATGGTTAAGGCATAGTTAAGTGTGCATGATTTATCATACTTGCTATCAATGAAGACTAAACCTAACTTCATATCTTGCCAAACTCCGTAAATCTCTTTCTCGTACTCGAATGTGAATAAGTGCCTTGAGTTACCCGTTCTGTCTCCAATAAAGTTAATATTGTCGTCCACGTAGTCACCATGTTTTGCGTACTGTCCATAGTCGGTCTTGTCGATCATCTTAAGGAACTTACACTTGCTTTTCTTATCCTTTAGCTCCTCTGTACTCTCTGCCCATTGAAACAATACGTTTTCATTATACCATATCCCACCTTTTTCGATATATGGGATATTAAACGCTGAGTGCATATGATAAGGGTTATAGAACGATGTGTTGTTACCAAACATGAAGCAAATAACGTAGTCCCTTTCTCTGTCGATCGTGTGATATATCGATAGTAATAGGTCAGGTTCTTTCCAGCCGTTTACGTAGCTGGCGCGCTGTTTCTCTTCCAGCATATACTCGTCGAACATAAGCCATCTTACGAAGGGGAATGATCTTTTCTTAATCTTAACTGCTTCTGATAATGCAAGGCAGTAACCTAGAGTTTTCTTCTCGATCACGTCTCCGTTCTCATCTTCTATGATTAACTCCATCACCTCAGTAGTGCTCTTAATAGGCTGGTTCGGAAACTCACACGCTAGGACTTTAGCGAATGACTTTTCAAGTATGCCGCCTTTCTTTTCCTCCTGAGTCCTGCATATATAGACAAATTCTTCACCGTTGTTTAATGCTCTTTCAATGAAGTAGCCTTCCGCTGTGTATGTCTTACCGATCGAACGTTCACCGTTTATAAAGTTGAAATTGCGCTGATAAGGTAAGATGTCTTTAATGTTCCAATACGGAGCACCATATTTCATTGCTTCACCTCCATTTAAAAAGGTTACATACTCGCTGACCACAGGTGCTATCCCGAACGGTAATGTCAGCGGATTTCACCCCGTAGCGTCCAACATTCCTAGTCAACTAAACTATGTAACCTTCATGTTTTATGCTACCATACTTTATTATGTTTGTCAACTCTTTCTTACCAAAATATAAACCCAAAGAATATTAGCGGTTATAACTCCTGCACAAAACCATGTCAATTCCATTTTTATGCTCCTTTCTTAATCGTGAATGGAATGTCGTTCAGGACGATTCCTCCGTGAACGTGTTGCATTCCTAGCTTACCGCTGTATACGCTACCACTTCTAAAGTTATCCCATGTAACGTGTTCATAGCATCTTTCTGGCATACCTGCACAAGTGATGTGTAACTGCCCGTCGATCTCCTCGACATAGCTTTTCTGTCTGATAAATCTAGCCCGAGTGAATGTGCTTTCATGTTTCCATGCTCCTAGCTTTGTTGCATCGATCTCTAACTCTGCCGGAATCTCCGTGCCTGTTAAGTGTAAGCTGTCTGTGTCTGCGTAAACGAACCGATCATAAACTTTCTGAGCCGAACTGATTGTTTTGTACCTAGCCCATGCGGTGATGAAAGTTCCTACAGGTATGTAAATTGGGTCTCTCGTTTCTTCCTTTCCTAACTTATACTTAATGATTCCATCATGGTAGAAAGGTATTTTAGACTGAACGTGTGGGTTCAACGCGAACTTACCGTACAATGCATTGAGCATAAGTTTGGCTAGAGAACGCATAGCCCAGTTACCGCTCTTTGTGCTTTCTACTTTAATGGTGTTCCACTTGTCGATGTAATCTTTGAACAATCCTACTGTTGACTTAAACTTCCAGCCGCTATGATATGTTATGTTGAACACATCGTAATGTTCAAAGAATAACTCTAAGTCTACGCTGGTTAAGCATAATGTAACATCTTCACCATCACTTGACTTTAGATATTCAGTCGGAATAAATGAAAGGTTATTTTTAAGCTGAATAGTTGGTATGTGGTTAGGCTTAAGTTCAAACTGACACGTTATCATCTGTATGTAAAGATTGTAAAGCTTATCTTCTTTGTACTTACCTTTAAAGTAAATTCCTTCTCCATAAGGCAAAGGCTGGTAATACATTACAGATGGATAAAGACTATTTACATCTAAGACTATTCCCTCTTCCAGATCGAGTTCTTTAAACCTATCAGCTAAGTATGTGAACCCTCCCTTATATGATTGTCTGATGTCCGCATCGTAATCTGGGATAGGAAACCATTTTGCAAAGTTCTTTGTTCCCACGGTTCGCTTGTAGTCATATAGAGCGTTACTTCCCTGTGTCATTTTGGTTAAGCCTTGTTCAAACAAGGTGTGAAGCGCTCGTGCTACGATATCAACGTCATTTCTTAAATAGTCAACTTCATTTGGTGTGAGTATGTGTCCTACTTCTCTAAACTCATCGTAATCAATCTCAAGTTTGCTAATAGGTAAGCCGAATCCTTTAGCAATATCCGCAACGCTGAAAGGTAGTATCTTTAAGGAGTCATACACTATAGTTACGCATCGAGTCTTGCCCTTGCGGAACCAGCATATCTCCATTGAGTAGAACTGCCCCTTGTCACTGATAAGCGTTGTGAATGTGTTTGTGTCTAAGTCTCTTCTATCTTCTACGAATTTAAATCCATGTTCAAATAACCAACACAGTATAAATTCTCCGTCGAACTTGAGGTTATGGAAGTATGTAGTTACTGACCCCTGTTCCTTGCACCAGTTAAGAAAACCTCCAATATCGTTTCCATATATGAAGTTGTCAGGGTTCCCGATCTCGCATATCCCATAAGCCCAAACTCTACAATCTAAGGGGTCGGTAATTGTTTCAAAATCCGCTGTGTATAATGCCATGCAACTTACCTCCCCTGTACTACAGTTACTCTATGCTGTCAAGATATTCATTAAGATGTTCTTCCATACTCTCTATGATTACTTCCATTTCCAGAGGGTCGTATATAAAGTCTATCTGTAATACAGGGTCGTTGTAATACATTTCCACTAGCGTTTCAGCCGGTATCTTAGAGGCTAAGTCTATTAAGGTTCTGCCTTTCTCGCCGAATGCGTTGTTTAATCCTTTGAGCAGATTTTCCTTATATCTCTGTATCTTATCGTATGAGTAACTGTCTTTAGCCTGCTTCTCTACGCTTTCTACAAACTTAGCCCAATCTCGTTTTGAGATATTCTCCAAATCCTTCCTTTTAGGTAAGAGGTTATTCTCCCGAATCGTTCGCATGGTTCCCTTTTCGGTAGAGGGAGCCGCTTTCTTAAGTTCTGCTCTCCTACGCGCATTGATCGCATTAATCTTAATGGTAAGTTCTTTCTTCTCGTATGCGGTAGTCTTGACTCCCTCTTTAGTAACGATCGGCTTCTCTGCTCCCTTTTTGAGAAATCTCTTTAAGGATTTTATCTCATTCTCTAAATCTCGTCTTGTCTTTACTCCTGCCCTAATTGCCTTTGTAGAAGCTTTAGGAGGAAGAAATTCGTCTAACTCTGGTACTTGTTTTAGAAGACGCGTTCTCTTAGCGTTGTAACTCCTTACGGCGTTTGCTAACTTTTTTGTGTCAGAGTCGCGCCACTTAATGTTATATTGTTTAGGCATGTGTATTCTACCCCTTTGCACGTGATGTAGAAGCCTCTTGTTTCTACCTTGCTATAAAGCACTATATCACATAAGGTAGGAACCTCAACAGAAACACTGAACCGTCTACTTAAAGACGTGTTGAGAGTATTGCGGTTTTCATAAAGCTTTTCAGTAAACTTCTCTAAATGATTCTTACTAGAGAAGTAATACGTAATGTCACCCACTCTGATAATGTATGGACTTATCTTTAATGAGTAAACAATCCCATTTCTTGTAATCATATTGAAATAGGGCGGCGATTGTTTCGCCGCCCATTCTCCTTTCTTACTTATTTAAAAACAACGTCGAATGTGAGCAGTTTTCTATCACCTTTGGTGATTTGCTTTACAACGAGGGGAAGGGGTTCCTCCCATGTAGGTGCACCGAACACCTGAATGATCTTTTTGATCGCGCTGTAAACGCCGAGAGATACAGCCTGATAGCCCGTTCCGTCTTTGTCGATGATAACGATACGCGGACACTCGTCACTCCGCCCCGTCTGCTGATTGGTACAGGTAACGACCTCACAGTAAAGGTCTTTAGCCTCAATCGTCATGTTGATACAGTCGCCTACACGTTTTTCAGGGTTGTTCATCGCTTTGAATAATAATGCCTTTTCGGCTGGCGTGTTGGCCACCATACTACAGAATGTCGTCTCGCGGCTGGTTAAGTCAGCCACAAAGTCTTTGTTGTCGTCCATCGTAATAACAGCTGTCTGCTGAGGAGTTGCTAATGCATAACTCTCGTTCTCGAATGGTGTACCGTTCTCTGCTACCTGTGTGAAATCCTGTCCTGCTTTTTTCATTTTTAAATTCTCCTTTAGATTTTTTCTCCCCGTCGTGCCGGTAGGTCAGCAAATTTGTTTTAAGTTTAGTTTTACTTTCTCTGAGAAGCTGGTCTTTCGACTGGTTCGCTGTACGCCATGAATGTTTCGAAACTCATTCCCCTAACCTCTTCTACGCTGTCGATTCCGAGAACTACAACGGCCATAACGTTTTTGTACTCAGCCTTAGCAATCTTTAAAGCCTTTTCAGGTGAAAGCTTTGCTGTGCCGACCTTTACGATAGGTAATAACTGCTCCATTGTCTGCCTTAACCTCTGCTACCTTGATCGTGTTCGTGATAATGCTCCTTGTGAAATCTGCCTTTGCCATGTTTGTTACTTCCTTTCTTTATCTTTGTTGATATAAATAGTATATCATACTTTGGAAGAAAATGCAATAGCTTTTTTCCATTTTCTTCATATTTCTTCCAAAAGTTTCGCGATATGTTATAATGAGATATAGGAAATATGAAGGAGGTGAAGTAGTGGACGTTAGTGCAATAGTACAGTTAGTAGGTAGCTTGGGATTTCCTATCGCGTGTTGTGGGGCTTTATTCTGGCGTATGATTAAGTCAGACGAACAGCACAAGGAAGAGATGTATAAAATCAGTACATCTCTTAACAATAACACGGAGGCGCTCTTAAAGCTGACAGAGAGGTTAGGGAGGGAGAATTAGAAATGACAGTCACAGCATTTAATTTACCAGAGACGGTGAGCGTATCCTTTTTGGTAATCGCAGGGCAGTTCGGAAACGGTGAGGACAGGAAACAGAGATTAAAAAAAGCAGGTTACAATGTGGAAGAGGTTCAGAAATGTGTTAATGATTTGCTTCCTATTCTTAATAGGTATGGAGGTTAGTACTATGGCGAATATTCAAACAGCTTATAAATGGGCTATAGAAAAATGCAACGCTCCGAATATCGGTTATAGTCAGGCATATCGCAATCAGCGCACGGTAAATGGGATAACATATTATGATTGTTCGTCATTTATATGGTATGCGTTAATGGCTGGGGCGTTCGATGTGGTTAAGGCCAATGGTGGCGACACATGGCCTTTTACTACTGGGACTATGGCACGAGGTTTAAGCCTGTTAGGATTCACGAAAATGCCGACCACACAGCCTTGGAAAGCTGGTGACGTGTTAATACGCAAGGCTCATACTGAAATGGCTTTTGATAGTAATCACACCATGGGCGCACATAGTAGCAGAGTTCCCTTAGGTCAGCAGGTCTCTATTAACTCTAATCCCTCTAAGTCAACCGACTGGCTAGAGCTTTGGAGATATGAGACAGGAGCACAAAGCGAATGGATTAAGGGTAACTACTGGCTATCTATGGGAGAAATGCAGAACAACGCATTGCTTATATTCCGGTACTTACTAGCACGCGGTTGGACAGTCGAAGCCATTTCCGGTATGCTTGGCAATATGCAGGTAGAGAGCCACATTAATCCGGGGGTTTGGCAAGACCTTAATCCTAACCCAAAACTCGGTTGGGGGCTTGTACAGTGGACACCATCTACTAACTTCACAGATTGGGCTAGTGCACATGGCTACGCAAACGATGATGGAGACGCACAGTTATTATGGATAGACACAGAGACAGTTAATTACGGTCAGTGGATACCTACAACTCAGTATCCAGAGTCATTCAATCAGTTTAAAGTTAGCACGCAAACGCCGGAATACCTTGCCGATTGTTTCCTAAAGAATTTTGAAAGACCTGCCGAAATCGATCAGCCAATACGTCAGACCTACGCGCGTTACTGGTATGATTGGTGGGAGGGTTCTCCAGTTCCTCCACCTAATCCGAACCCTGAGCCAGACTGGAAACCATCTATGCCTATATGGTTCGCTTTAAGAAAGTTTTAAATGTTTCACGTTAAGCATTAAATAAAATTTAGGAAGGAGAAAGTAATGGCAGTTAGAAAGAAAGACGAACTTTTAAGCGCTATTCGCGCTAGGCTGGGAGACGATACCAGCGACGAGGCTTTATCACTTATTGAGGATTTCCACGATACCTTAAACGACTATGATAGTCGTGCTGGTGAAGATTGGAAATCTAAGTATGAGGAGAATGACAAAACATGGAGGCAGAAGTACAGAGACAGATTCTTTCAGACACCTTCTAAAGAGGAAGGCGATACTACTCCAGCAGAAGTTGTTTCTGACAACGCCGAAGACTTAGAGTCTGAGAGCGAAGAAAAATCATTCGATTCATTGTTCACAGAAAGGAGCGATAACAGTGGCTATTAAACCAAAAAATGTAGACCTTACAGCAAATAGTGTGGAAATCCTCAACCAGATCAGGAAGGGTTCCAGCGCCGCATATCAGAACGCAATTCCGAAAGCGACAGGCAAAACAGAAAGTATCCGTAAGATAGGCGGAATCATGATGGATTACGAACCGTTACAGAACGAGTTTTTAAGTGCTCTGTACAATCGTATCGGTAGAGTTATTATCAGTTCAAAGATGTATTGGAACCCGTGGTCGCCTTTCAAAAAAGGTCTTATGGAATTGGGCGAGACAGTAGAGGAAGTATTCGTTAATATTGCTAAGGCTCACACCTTTAACCCACAGGTAGCAGAAACAAAATGGATGGAACGGCAGATTCCCGACGTAAGGGCGGCCTTCCACACGATGAACTATCAGAAGTTTTACAAAGCTACAATCAGCAACGACCAGTTAAGGCAGGCATTCCTGTCATGGCAGGGCATCACTGATTTGATCGCTAAGATCGTCGATAGTATGTATACTGCTCATAACCTTGACGAGTTTAACGTTATGAAATATATGCTTGCTAGGAACATTCTTAACGGCCAGCTTTATCCATGGACGGTTCCGGCTGTCACAAAAGAAAGTGCAAGTGACGTTGTTACGGAAATTAAGGCAATCAGTAACGAACTGGTGTATGACAAACCGACTTACAATCTTAATGGTGTTTACACACACAGCCCTAAAAACGATCAGTATATTATTACAACCGCCAGATTCGACGCTATCATGGACGTAAATGTTTTAGCATCTGCCTTTAACATGGATAAGGTGGAATTTATGGGACACCGTGTTCAGATCGACGGATTTGACCAGATTGATGAGACTCGTATGGCCGAGTTATTCGCAGATGATCCGGCGGCTGGTTATGTTCCTTTAACAGAGGCAGAAAAGACAGCGCTTAAAGCGGTTCCGGCTGTACTGATTGACAAAGATTACTTTATGATCTTTGACAACCTTTACAAGTTTACTGAGGATTACAACGGCGAGGGTCTGTATTGGCAGTACTGGTACCATGCGTGGAAGACATTCTCGAGTTCTCCGTTTGCTAACGCGGTTATTTTTGTACCGGGTACTCCTGCCGTAAACAGTATTACTCTTTCACCTGAAACAGCTACGGTTAATAAGGGTAATATGTTACAGCTTAATGCAGTGGTTGAAACCACAGGGTTCGCACCGAAGACAGTCGTATGGTCTGTCAACAGCGAGTTAAGTACGATCAGCCAGAATGGTTTACTGTCTGTAGGTGCAAACGAAACAGCGGCTAGTTTAACCGTGACAGCTACATCGACGTTTGACGAAACAAAGACAGGTACAGCAACTATCACAGTCCCAAGCGTCTAACTCTATCTATTCAGAATCTGTTTCTTACCGACGGTGGTGATCTCGTTATGACTTACAACGAGGGTTCACCGTCGGAGAAATGAGAATAGATAGTGAAGGTGACTTATGGGCAATCTATTATGACGAGGGCGGTAATATGTATATAGCACCAAACACTAACATAAGGGTTCTGAAAAATGTCCCTCTGGATAACACCTACAGAAATACAATCTATTTTGGGAATGCTACCAATCAGCTTAATTATTTCTTAAGCAAGCAGAAGTATGCATTCAATAACCAAACGTACCAGAGGGTAAACAATGGAGTCATGACATTAAATCGTTCAGCAGACGAACTCTACGATTGCAACTATCTCATGTTCCAAAATCCGTCTTATGGAAACAAATGGTTCTATGCTTTTATCTTAAGTGTGGAATATATTGGTAATACAACGGCAGAAGTCAGATTCGAAATAGACATCATGCAGACATGGCACTTTGACTACACTGTAAATATGTCATTCGTTGAACGGGAAATGAGCATTACTGATAAGGTAGGCGACAATCTCGTTCCTGAGAATCTGGAACTGGGAGAATACGTCTACAAAGATTTGGGAATCTCTTCCTTATTTACATTGTATCAGATTATTGTGGCAGCTACCTTTGACGAAAACTTAGAGGACGCTACGGGCGGAATGTATGGTGGTGTGTACTCCGGTCTTCATTACAACGTGTTTAGCACGTGGCAATCAGCAAGCACATTTATAGCAGACGCTACGGAACAAAACAAAGCAGATGGTATCGTTTCTATATTTATGTTACCGGTAGCTTTCACCGCCGACTATCAGGCTACCATACCGGAGGCGTTCACAATCGAAAGGGATAAACACTTATCAGATATTGATGGTTATATTCCTAAGAATAACAAACTTTTTACAGCCCCATATAATATGCTTTACGTCACTAACAATGAGGGAGGAGCCGCAAACTATCCGTTCGAGTATTTCAGCACAGATAACTGTACCTTTAAGACCACAGGTGCTATGTGCTGTACGCCTGAATGCATGATTATTCCTTTAAACTACAAGGGAGTGGCAAACAACTACAACGAGAAGCTAACTATTGGTAACTTTCCTCAGTGCGCTTTCACAGTGGATACCTTTAAAGCATGGGTCGCACAGAACCAGAACCGCATTGCATATGACGCGGCTATCGGTATCGCTCAGACAGTAGGAGGAGCGGCCGCCATGTATGCTACCGGAGGTTTAGCAGGAGGCGGCACAGCCATGGGAGGGTTCGAAAAAATCTCAAGTCTTGTGGCTACAGCGGCGGATAAGTCCACACTTCCACCACAGGCAAGAGGAGGCGGCGGCTCTATCATCAACATGGCAAACCAGATTAAGGGGTTCCAATTCTTCTACGCGTATATTCGTGCGGAATTTGCACAGATCATAGACAACTATTTTAACGTTTATGGTTACGCTACACATAGAGTCAAAATCCCTAACCGTGTTGTTCGGCCTCACTGGAACTACGTCAAGACTCAGAACGTAAGTTTAACTGGTTCTGTACCAGCCGACGACATGGCAAGGTTAAGACAGATATATGATAACGGAGTAACGTTCTGGAGAAATGGAAATGAAGTTGGAGACTATTCACTCGATAACAGACCGAGTGCAACTTAAGGAGGTGAGGACATGGGAAGAGGTAAGAAAGCAAAATGGGAAAGTGCACTGTTAAATAACCGCACCTACCTACAGTATTACAATAGGCTGTTAGAGTTAGCAATCAATATGTACGAGTGGAAGAACCTTCCAGATACCGTAGATGAAAGGTTCCTTGAACTGACCTTATTCTCGGACGGCATGGCAGTTTATTTCCGTGATGAAATTCTCGGAGACTTATGCTTGCAAACAATGATTGGCGGTAATCTGGACGTGTACAGAATTCCTATGGAACGTACAGCTTACGCCGCAAACGGCTATCAGGTAAGACTTGACCCGACTAACAGTGTCATTATCTTTAACAACTATACTCACACTAACAGTATGCTAGATATCGAAATGTATGCACGCAGACTGTACAACATCGAAAGAACCATCGACGTTAATGTTAATGCACAGAAAACACCTGTCATGGTGATCGGCTCAGAAGCGCAGAGATTAACTCTTAAAAATCTTATGATGCAGTATGACGGCAACGAACCCTTCATCTATGGTGATGATAAACTCAGTGTGAACGCACTTAACGTGTTGAGGCTTGACGCTCCATATGTAGCTGATAAGCTTAACATACTTAAGCGGCAGATATGGAATGAAGCATTAACCTATCTGGGAATCGAGAACAGCAACACAGAAAAGAAAGAACGCCTTGTTACAGATGAGATCACAAGCAATCTTGGAGGCGTAGAAGCGCAAAGATTCTGTAGGTTAAACGCACGAAGGAAAGCGGCAGATCAGATTAATGCAATGTTCGGAACTAACATCACTGTAGATTTCCGTGAGGAAAACAAAGTGAAGTACTTTGATGAAGCCGAAGACGAGGAAAAGGAGGATACCCAGTATGAGTAAATACACCACAGAAGTACGCTTCATCTGTGAAGAGGCGGCAGGTCTTACGTCATCGGTAGGTTACTTAGGAGTGAACGATGTAATTAACACAGCGTTACCAAAAGTATTCAACTTTGATTTCCCGATCTTTGACGAGGCGTACAGACCTATCCTTGAAAAGAAAATCCTCAAACATTATTACACTCGTGAGATCGGTCTTGAAACAGTCGGCTTGTGGAAATTGTTTCTGGATACTAAACTTAACGAGATCATGCCGTATTACAATCAGCTTTACAAATCGGAGTTAATCTCATTCAACCCGATGTATGACGTGGACTTAACAAGAGATCATCAGTTAAAACGCTTGGAGGATATTAAGGAAACTGGTACGCAAGCTTCTGATACCAGCCGTAACGGAACAAGCGATACCACTAATACACAGAACAGAAATGCTACGACAGATACCACCGGAAACAAAACAGGTACTACGCATGATTCATCTTTAACCACAGATCATGGAACTGCCAATCAGGATATCTCAAATCATAAGACAGCGCATGGCACAAACGGAGATACCACAGACGTGACCACGACAGTCTCCCATGTTGATAAATTTTCGGATACTCCGCAAGGTGCTTTGGACGGCTTGAAAAACGATACTTACATGAGTGAAGCGCGCATAGTGGACGACACTAACACAAGTAAAACCGTTGTAAGTGGAAGTGATGATATCAACGAGGATAACACGGGAACTACCACAACGGAAACAGATGCTTCATCTGATACCACAAGTGACGGAAGAACCACCGAGAATGAAACTGTAAACACAACTAACACTGACAACATGATCGCTACCGGAAAGGTAACAAATGTTGACAAGGAAAATAGGAGCGCCACTCAGAACACTAACAAGAACCTTAACTCAATCGATGATTACATCGAACACGTTACAGGTAAGACCAGCGGCGTATCTTATTCAAAGTTACTTAATGAATTTAGGGAAACATTCCTAAATATAGATATGCTTATCATCAACGACTTAAGCGATCTATTCATGAACTTATGGTAAAGGAGGCCACACTATGAATGGAAGTTTCACGGAAGTAAAACCCCTGTTTTATTGGGTTCAGCACATCTTACCTTTGGTATACGACGATTCACTGTCTTACATGGAGTTATTAGGTAAGGTGACAAAGACTCTTAATGAGCTGGTAGAGAATAACAATCTTCTGCCTGACTACATTATGAAGTTAATCAAAGAGTATATCTCAAGCGGCGAGATCGAGAAGGTACTCGCGGAAGTGTTAGCGAACTATATGCTTAACGTAAAGTTCCCACCCAAAGGACTTACTCCGGCAGTAGGCGACGGGTCAGCAGATGATACCGAAGCCATTCAGGGCTGTATTAACTACGCCTATCAGAATGGAGGTATGGCGGTTTACTTCCCGTCAGGCGCTTATTTAACTCAGCCGCTTACTCTTAACGAAAAGGTAACGCTTTTTGGTCAGGATAGGTACACAACACGTATCGTTATGAAGGGCGGAGCAACTAAACCGCTATTCACAGGTACGGTCGATGAAATGAGTTTAACCGGTTTAGGATTCGATGGCAACATGGATATTCAGGTAAACAATGTTAATCTTTTTACCATCACTGTTAATTCTGCTATCATCACAAACTGTCTGCTCACAGACGGATACGACTTACTTAACATCACAGTAAACAACGAGTTACAGTTAGATAACATCTTATTCCGTCATGCGGTAGAAAACGCGCTGGTAGTTGGTGGAGCAGGTTATGTACAGGGGGACAATCTTATCTTTAAATCTCTGTCAACCTTAATTGGCAAGAACTACATTGTACTTAACACAAACAAATCTATCCTCGAAGAAGTGAAATGTTTCGGGGCGGCTCCGAATGGTGTGTTAATCGGTGGAAATAGCAACGTAGTTAATATGTGGTGCGAGGCGTGCCAGACTCCTTACGTTGATAAAGGTACTAACAATACAATTCATGTGTATGGTGCATCAGAAGATGAGAAATTCACTGGCGATGTAACACAGTATATCGGAGGATTTTTAAATCAAACAGTAGGTGCTACTAAAAAATTAGTCTCTAGAAATGTTATTGATACAGCCGGAGGAACACGACAGGAAAGCACTACCGGAAATAAAACTGAAACTGTAAATGGAAATGATACTGAAACAGTAGGCGGTGATAAGAAAGAGACAGTCAACGGCACAAAGAGTGTTATCGTGTCTCGTTCCTTAGATGAGAATATCGGCACTAATAAGATTTCCTCTGTCAAAGGTACAAAGACGGAAACCATTACAGGTCTTTACACTGAGAACGCTAACGGCGGCAAAGTGTTGGTATCTACGGATTACAATGAGAATGTAACTAACAAGAATGTTACAGCCGCTAAGGTCGAGGAAACTCTCACAGGTAACAAAACCGTAACAGCCGCTAACATGATAGAATCTATAACGGGAGATAAAGAAGTAAGTTCACAGAACTATAACGAAACCGTTAGAGATAACAAGACCACAACAGCAAACAACTTAACTGAAAATATAACAAACGAAAAAAACTTTACTGCCAATTCTCTACATGAAACGTTAACCACAAAAATGTTAAATGTTACTGGAAATAATACCGAAACATTAGGTTCTAAAACTGAAATTGTTAACAGTAATTCAAAAGAAATTATAGGAGAAGATAAAAAAATAAATGCAAAAAATATAATATTGAATGACATTAACATCATTAATTACTTAGATGGTGAAAACGTTAAAAATTATGGCGCTAAGGGAGACGGCATTACTGATGATACATTAGCATTTAATAATGCTATAGTTGAATCATTAAACAAAAATACATTTGTATATGTTCCTGATGGAATCTACTTTATAAATGAACAAATTACCGATATAAATAGCGCAAATTTTATCGGAAGTGGAAGAATTAAAACAAATACATCAAATAATTATTATACTTTATTTTATACAAATAAAGGAGATAGAGAATCTTTACCAGTTTACAATTTCATTAATAATCCAGACAATCCAACATCTGGTTATATGCAGAATAGAAAAATTGAACCAATTAACTTTCAAACTTTATATTTTGGGGGTGCACATAATACAAATGTCGCTGGAAACGGGAGAACTGGATATTCACCTGTTCATATTGAAAATTTTCACTATGGTGAAGGAGATTGTGGGTGTGTAAATTTATGGAATTTTGGCGCTAAGGGTAGACCATTAGCCAAAGAATCTTTAGAATGTCCCGGGGTTATCTTGGTAAATGGAGAAGTTCAAAGCACTGTTGAAAATACTTACTTAAATCCGTTTGAATTTGTATACAGCGATAATTTACATAAAAACGTATTATGTGTTGGTTGGGTAGCTAATTTTAATAGAACGGGTATAAATGAATCTGACTATTTTTGGCTAGGTAGTAGAATGCAAAATAAAGGTAATATAGCTTGTGATTCTGCTTACCAATTAGTGGGAGGAAATAATAATACATGGAAAATTGGTTTTGATTCTACCCGCTCACCTTATACAAAACATTGCTTAGCTATGACAACAGGGCAGAGAATTTCTTTTAATATTTCGTCTGACGGTGGATTGTTTAACGATAAATATGACCCTAACGATTGTTACATGTGTCACGATAATGAAACTAATTCTTTAATGTTTTTTAATGATACCGCCGCACTTAAAATTGGTGTTGGGGGTGAACTTACAATTTTTGGTACAACTTATAACAAAAATCTCATTCCCTCACAAGACAATCAATTTGATTTAGGCGCTACCACTAATCGCTATAAAAATATTTATGCAACAAACGGTACAATAGTAACATCTGATAAAAACTCTAAAACAGACATAAATGATATTGACGAAAAAATTTTTAAAGCATGGGATAAAATAAGTTTTAAAGTTTTTAAAATGAAAGATTCTATTAAAGAAAAAGGAGAAAAAGCAAGAAAACATATAGGAGTTATTGCTCAGGATATCATAAGCGCATTTGATAGTGTTGGACTTAACGCTTTAGAATATGGTTTAGTTTGTTACGAAAAATGGGATGATAAATTTGAAGAAAGAAAAATAGTTGATAAAAAAGCCGAATTTGATAAAGAAACAGGTATTATTATTGAAAAAGAACAATCACATTATGAGAGTTTTAAAATACTTAGTGCAGGTGAACTATATTCAGTAAGATATGATGAGGTATTAGCACTTGAATGCGCTTATTCAAGATGGAAACTTGAAAAGTTAGAAAAAGATTTTAAACAATATACTTCATTTTAAGGAGGGTTTACTATGTAAAATATTTATGATAATTATCGCATAATTGAAGAAGTTAAGGGACTCAACAGAAAAACTTAATGATTTGACAATAATTAATCAAACTCAAAGAAGTATAATATTTGACCAAAAAGATGTAATTGATAAACAGTACAATATAATTAATTCTATATGGACAAATAGAAACACAATATTAGGCATTCCTAAAGTTGTAATAAAAGCTATAAGCGATTTAATTGAATTTTCCGCTTAACCCTAACCCACTAACCCGTTCGGCTCAGTAATGGCCAGCAAGCGACACGCCAGTAACGTAAGCGAAGCGCCAGTACC